TCAGTACGTGGAACTGGCTGCAAGAATGTTTGGCGGCTTCATGAACTATACCTGGAATCCAGTGACCAAGAAGCTGCAGTTGATCCGTGATCCTAAAAACTCGGGAGAAAATGTTCTGCTATGGACCTGGCAACTCAAACCCGAAATCCAATTGTTGCAAGATTTTCAGATCAGTCAGTGGATCCGTGATTACATGGTGGCCAACACCAAACTGATAATCGGCGAAGCTCGTGAAAAGTTTTCGACCATTGCTGGCCCCGGTGGCGGATCAACACTCAACGGTTCGGCCATGAAAGCCGAAGGTCAAGCGCAGATGGACGCCTTGATCGAGCAACTCAAAATGTATGTAGACGGCTCACAGCCACTGACCTGGGTGATCGGATAATGAGAGCTAGTGAATTCGTAACCGAGAACAAAAAAGTTTTCAAACGCAATGCTAAGACTGGCAAACTCAGCATGAAGTGGCGTTGTGCAGCCGGACCCAGAAAAGGACGTATAGTGGCAGAACCTAACCAATGTTCGGCCAGTCTGGATCGAGAAAAGTCTGCTGCCATGAAGCTGACTCGTGCCAAAACCAAAGTCCGCCAAGCCCGCAAAGCCAAACGCACCAAACGTCTAAACCCAGCAGCTAAGTTGGCCGCCAAACTGAACAAGTACCGATAGACTCTGCACACTGGTTCTGCTATAATAATCTTATGGCAGACTTAATGATCGATCTTGAAGGACTAGCAACTGGTCCCAACACTTGCATTTTAACCATTGCTGCCCAGAGCTTTGACCCTTTCGGCCGGGGCTACTACGAGCAAAGTTATTATGCCCGAATTAGTCTAGAAAGCCAGGAAACCCGGGACATTGATCAGGGCACTATAGAGTGGTGGGCTACTCAGCCTGAGCATGCTAGAGAAGAAGCGTTTGGCGAGCAAGATCGTGTGCCCCTGGACCAGGCGTTAGACGAACTAGGCCGGCTGATTTGGCACTCCAACCGTATCTGGGCACAAGGTCCCACTTACGACATGAACATCCTGGAGCATGCTTACAAGAGCTATCACAAGCCCCTGCCCTGGAAATACTACATGGTGCGGGACAGCCGCACAGTGTTCAGCTTGTGGCCTGATCAGCCTATCCCGCCCACCAGCCACCACGCTCTGGAAGACTGCCGCAGACAGATCGGCATGCTGCAACGCACCCTTGATCATCTCAATGTAACCTCACTCAAATGATCCTACCTCGACTGCTTGTTATTGGCCACGGCCGCCACGGCAAAGACACTGTGTGTGAAATCCTGCGTGACCGTTACGGATTCCGCTTTCAATCTAGTTCGGAGTTCTGTGCACGTAAATTCATCTATGATGAACTCAAATTCAAGTACGGCTACACCAATTATGCAGAATGTTATGCTGACCGTCACAATCATCGCAGCGAATGGTATGACATGATTCATGACTACTGTCGGGACGATCATGCTCGTTTGGGCCGAGACATTTTTGCTGAAAACGACATCTACTGCGGACTGCGTAACAAGAGCGAATTCCATGCCATGCGCAACACCGGTGTGTTTGACTACTGCGTGTGGGTAGACCGTTCAGATCATGCGCCTCCTGAGCCCCGGGACAGCATGAACTTGGAAATCTGGATGGCCGATTATGTGATTGACAACAACGGCACTCTAGAAGATCTGCAACGAGCTACCAGTGAGTTGGCAGAACATTTGCTGACTCAGCAAGAACTGTTAAACATCGGCTTCTAGGTCTCCACGACGCCAAGGCAAATCACTCTTGGCCAGTTCAACTTCGCAGTTCCTACAAACTGATTTGAGGTTGCGAGTTTCAGCATTGTCTAGCCGACCGTCCATGTGAAACACCAGCGTCTGTGCCGAGTATCTAGCACGGAACCCGCATCGGTCACACACCATTTTTTTCTTGTAGCCTGCTGCAGCCCAACTGGACTCCCGCTTGGGCAAACCTTTGTTTTTTCTAATGCAGTTCTCACAGCGTGAGCGATAGTGCGTGATTTCGCCACGGTGGTAGTTTACGGCGCAAGGCCGTTGTTGGCACACAGGACAAGTGGGTCTTTTCATGTAGATATTTACCCAGGACCTTTGCAAAGGGCGCCGTAGAACACCATTTTTACCCAAAGCCTATAAATATCTACAACTTGAAAAGGAATCCATTATGGCTCTAACATCACCGGGCGTAGAAGTAGTAGTAATTGACGAGAGTCAATATATCTCTTCTGCAGTCAACACAGTCCCTTACTTTATTGTTGCTACTGCACAAAACAAAGTCAGTGCTGATGGCATCACAGTGGCAGCAGGTACCACAGCAGCCAACGCCAACAAAACATATCTTATCACCAGTCAGCGTGATTTGGCAGCTACTTTTGGCGTGCCCTTCTTCTACAACACCACAACTGGTACCCCAATCAACGGCTACGAACTCAACGAGTACGGCTTGTTGGCTGCCTACTCAACTCTGGGCGTGACCAACCGTGCGTATATCCAACGTGCCAATATTGACCTTACTGAGCTCACAGCTAGTTTGATTCGTCCAACTGGCAATCCCAGCAACGGAACTTACTGGCTCAACACTGCAGCCACCAAGTGGGGAATTTTTGAATGGAACCAGGCAACTAGTACATTTACTAACAAAGTCCCACTGGTAATAACTGACACAGCCGATGTTGCGGGTGGCGACGGATCTAATCCAATTGCTGACAATACTCCACTGGACACAGTTGGTAGTGTTGGAGATTATGCCGTAGTAGCAATCGACCAATTTATCCTGGGCTACTACAAAAACGATGCCAATACCTGGGTACAAGTGGGTAGCAATGCCTGGAAAACATCCTGGCCCACAATTGTCAGTGCCAACGCACCCGCGTCGCTGACTGTGGGCGCCAACATGTTTATCAACGGCAACTTGGTTGCGGTTGACGCAACCAACACTGTGGCTGGTTTTGCTGCAGTCATCAACACTGCGGCCATTACAGGTGTTACTGCTGCTGCAGTTTCGGGCAAGTTGTATATCTATGCCGATTCTACTGCCACCAATGACGGCAGTACACTCAGCAACAATGGTATTGTTTCTATCCAAGCAGGCCCAAATGCAGGCACAGCATTGTTGGTTGCGTTGGGAATCAACTCAAGAGAGTATGTGGCACCTGATTATTTTCCAGGATACAGCTTTCAAAGTCCACGTTGGAGATTGACAGACACCGACGGAGGCCGTCCCACAGGATCTGTGTGGCAAAATCTAAGCACAGCCAACAACGGTCTTGACATCAGTGTCAATGTATTCAACACTGCGCTAGACACATTTATTGAACAAAACTGTCCTGCATATGGTGGAGATAATGCTGCAATTTTTGCACTTGATCCCACTGGCGGCGGAAGAAATATTCCTGTAGGCTCAACCTATGCTCAATACAATGCTTCAGAATATTTGACTGACCCACTTGATACATTTTCTTTCTTAATCTTGGAAAGATTTGCGCTGGGAGCAACCGAAGTCACAGGCACAACCGTAGTTTCGTCAGGAACTCCTTTTACTCCAGGTAACACATTTGTTATCAGGGCTGGCCAGGCTGGCACAAGTGTTAGTACCAACACAACAGTTACCATTGGAGGTACTGGTACCGCCGGCGACTTTGTGGCGGCAGTGAGTGCTGCTGCTGTGCCCTTTGTGTCTGCTAGAGTAAATTCTGCTGGCAACATTGTGTTTACACATTCGCAAGGCGGGCGAATTGGCCTTCAACCGGGTACAGGTACCCCAATAACCACTGCAGGATTCAGCACCAGCACTCCCAAAGTTCGGCAAGATACCCCTACACAATTGTTATTAAGCAACTGGGTTGGCTCACCATTGTTCACATACGATGCCAGTGCCGTCGAGCCTGATCAGAATCCAGCAACTGGCCGTCTCTGGTACTACAGCTCAGTAAGTGACGCTGACATCTTGATTCAAGACAACGGAATCTGGCAGGGCTATCAAAACGTCACCAATGACGTGCGTGGCTTTGACCTGACCTTGACCAATGCCAGCGGCCCTATCATTGCTGCTAGTGCACCAGTCACACAAAACGACACAGCAGAATCACCGTTAGCGCTTGGAGATCTTTGGATCGACACTAGCGATTTAGAAAATTATCCTAAACTGTATCGTTGGGAAAATGTCAGCGGAGTCAATCAGTGGGTAGAAATTGATACCACAGACCAAACTACCAGCAATGGTATCTTGTTTGCTGATGCACGTTGGTCATCACCAGGCACTGTAGACCCTGTGAGCGGTACCGAGCCCACCATTGAAAGCCTGCTGACCAGCAATTACCTAGATCCTGACGCTCCAAATCCTGATCTATATCCACAAGGCATGTTGTTGTTTAACACACGCCGTTCAGGTTATAATGTCAAGAGTTTCCAGGCAGATTACTTCACAACAACAAACACAGCATATTCAGTTGATGTTTATTCAAGTTCAACTGCCTATGCAGTCAATGACTTTGTGGTGTTCAGCGGCACTATCTACGTGTGTACCGCTGCAGTAACTGGTACTGCTCCCCCAGACAGTGCTTATTGGGCTGCTATAAATGTCAATACCTGGCTCACAGCCAGTGGCAATCGTTCTGACGGAGCCATGTGGTCAGGACGTCAAGCACAGCGTCAGTTGATTGTGCAGGCCATGAAAGAAGCCATTGATACCAGCATTGCTGCACGTGAAGAACAAAATCAGTTCAACATCATTGCTACACCAGGTTATCCTGAACTCACCGCCAACATGATTGCACTCAGCAACGAGCGTAACAACACTTTGTTTGTGGTTGCTGACACACCCATGCGCTTGGCCAATGATGGCAACAGTCTTGTTGAATGGGCAACCAACAACAACGGACTAGGTTTGCCCACACAAGATGGCAACAATGCAACCAGCAACTATGCTGGCGCCTTCTACCCCAGCTGTCAAACAACTGACCTAGGCGGAAACTTGGTTGTGCAACCTCCAAGTCACATGATGGTGCGCACAATCTTGCGCAGTGATGCTGCTAGTTTCCCATGGCTGGCACCAGCAGGTACACGCCGCGGTGTGATTGACAACGCCACAGCAATTGGTTATATTAATGCAGCCACAGGTGAGTTCCAACAGATTGGTGTGAGCCAGAGTGTGCGTGATGTATTGTACGAACGCAATATCAACCCAATCACATTCATTCCGGGCATTGGTATTGTGAACTTTGGTAACAAGACCACAACTACTACAACTACTGCACTGGATCGTATCAACGTGGCACGCCTGGTTGCGTTCTTACGTGGACGACTGGAAGAAATTGGCAAGTTGTTCTTGTTTGAACCCAACGATGAAATCACCCGCAACGAGATCACCAACGTGGTCAACAGCCTGATGTTGGATCTACAGTCCAAACGTGCCATCTATGACTTCCTGGTTGTTTGCGACACCAGCAACAACACACCAGCACGTATTGATCGTAACGAGCTGTACGTAGACGTGGCA